GGTGGTCTGGCCCGTAGAAGGGTCAAAAGTCTCTCCAGTTTCCCGAGAGAAAGCGAGAGCAGCACCGAAGCTATTAATCAGCCGGTCTGCCGTGCCCTTTGTTTTTGTGTAGTCAAAAGACACTTATTAAGCCCTCGTTACATTAACGATGTTAGTGCTTGCGCCGCCTGACCCAGCGAGGTACTTGCGCAGTTTCAGCCTAACCATTGGATCAAAGCTGCGATTGCCTGAACCGTCTTGGTATTCAACGGAAATGGTGTCCACGCTTTCCGACTTAATGCCGGGCGTTACAGTGGCAAATGGGCTGTTGCCTTGGTCAATAGCGATGGCTGTCTGCATTTCAGCTTCTTTAATGCCTAGAGGAACCGTGTTCTTGTCAAGTTCAACAGCGTCAACGTAAGCATTCTTACGGGGCCACTGATCTGCCTGATTATCGTCTGTCTTCTGCCCAATGTACTCAAGGCTCTCGATGTAGTCATGAGCAAGAGTAAGCAGTTCTGTTTCAGTGCCGCTTAGTGTAATGCCGCGATCAGAGGCGTAGGTTGTTAGTTCTGATTCTGTTGAGTATGCCATCTTTTAACCTCTGTAGCCGCTTGCCCTAATTGCTCGTCCTTGCCTCTCTGCCTTAGCCTTGGCGCCTCGACCGACGTAACAAGTGCCTGACTGCCCCCATTTGTAGCCTCGACGTCCGTTCTTTTGACAACGCTGGACTGGCATCAGTCGTCTCCTACAGGGCTTGGACCTTCTTCTTGGCTAGTGCTTCCGTTGCAGTGCCAATCTGCACGAGACAGATCGTTTGGACTTAGATCACGTCCTGACTTAATTCCTGCTGAACGAGCACAGTAGTTATCACCTGCTGGGGTCCCGGGCTGTACAACTTCACCTGCTTGGCCGAAGTTGATTCTGTTACCGTCTGAAGTAATAGCGGCTTTCTTCTTTCCTGCTGCGTTAGAATCAACAATATCAACGATTCTTCCTGCAACCCTATATCGCTTTCCAACTTCTAACGGCATTAGAGTTCTTCCCACCTTGCTCGGAACACACCCTCTGCGTTGGCGCTTCCTGTGCTAATAAGCCGGATGTAGAATGTACCTGGCGCAAAGCCAAGAGGCCGCTCTTCTGTTGCTGTAACTTCTCTAGCCTGCCTAGCAGGGCTTCCTGCAACCAAAAGGATCACATCGCTGACTGTGCCGCCTGTGTGAGTCCCGCCATTCAGCATGGTTACGCTTGGCGTTAGATCAGGTGCTGCTGTTGTTCGATTAGTCTGGAAGATAGGTATTTCGTTTGAGAAGTCATCTCCGTCAGTACCGCCTGTCACAAGTTCAATTCTCAATGACCCTAGAACAAGCGAAGCGCCGAAAACTTCTACGATTGAATCTGTGGTTGATGTCACCTTGATTGTTTCTGTCTGCCCATCAGGAATGTCAAAGTCCTTGAAGACGCGAAACTCTCGACCTTCAAAGAAGGATGTCTTGCCCGTTTCATATTTAACTCTGCGGGTGTCAAACTTCTTACTAGTTAGAAGATCGCTGGGGCCAAATTGATCGACAGTGTGAGTCACGACTCGTTAGCTTCCTTCCGATCCTTCCGTCTCTGCTGTGCGTAGTACGCTCGAAACGCCCTGCTCCCCGGTCTCGCGAACGTCCTCAGTCCGGGTATTTCTGCGTTTTCCCTTACCTTTGGGTTGCGCTTTGGCATTCTTTACCGCCTCTCGCTGTTCGCGCTTTACACGCTGAAGTGTCTCAAAGTCAACTGGCTGACCAGGCTTTAGACCGTCTTTATTAGCCATATCCAATAAATCCTGTTTATGTGCTAAATGGCATAACCCCCTCCGAAGAGGGGGATGCCGTCTGGATCACCGCCTTTAGTTGGTGATGAGGAATGCGAGCGGAATGTTCTTACGCTCGATTACACGGTCAACGGTAGCTGCCGTAGCAAGCTCTGCCTGCGTGAAGGATTCACCGTTAGGCGTACCAGTGGCCTGGAATCCGAAGGGGTGGAGAATCCAAGTGTTGCGGACCCAAAGAGTCTCAACGCCGCCGCCGTTGCCCTGATCGGCATAACGCTCGATCTCAACAGGAACCTCGGGGTTGCCTACTCCGTAACCGAATGCACCAGCGCCAAACAGTACAGAGGTGTACTTGAACCCGTCAGTGCCACCAGCCTCGACGTTCATGCCATCATCAACGATGACGCGAAGACCAAGGTAAGTTGGGATAGCGAGGTTACCCTCTGAATCAGGAATGAAGTCAATGTCATCATTCTTGACCATCTGGCTGTAAACCGCGCTGTGGACTGCGATGGCAGTAAGCTCATCGTAACGATCACCAAGGGTATTGGTGGCCTCTACGAAAGCATCACGGTTGAACAGCGTACCTGCATCCTGATTGGAAATAGCATCGGCTGCAACGTCAACAACCATATCGCCGCCGTCGTTAGCGACGTTATCGGCAATGATGCCGTTGGTGCTGGCAATGAGGCGACGCTGCCACTGACGCTCAAAGTAACGATCGGTGCGGTTACGAACCTGATCGATAGCACGGGCACCGAGAGCAAGCTCGGAAGCCAGATCAGCAGCCTGCCAACCCTGGTTGATGAAAGCCTTACGAGCGATCTGCTCACCCTGAACAACCTTTTGAGGCGTAGCAGTGTTGCTGGGATCGTCGTCGCTGTAGTTGACCTCTACGCTGCCATCAAGGTCTTTCCAGAAAGGAAGCTCGGCAGTTTTACCGGCAGCCCCAGCAAGCTCATCAAGAAGTGCGTTACGAGTAACAACACCGCTGTCAAAGAAAGCAGTCTTTTCGGGGCCGTTTACCGGCGGGAGGTCGCGGAATACTGTGACATCAATGATGTCGCTTAGTCGAGTAGTAGCCATTGTTAAAGTCTCCTATTATTGGCCGTAAAACTCATCTCGAAGACGCTGATACTCATTTGGGTTTTCTGCCCTTAGTTCGCTGAGTTCTGCGCCGGTCATTTCGGAAAATGATTTCGTAGTGCTTACGGCCCCGCCGTTCTGTTGACCAACGGCTCCGCCGCCAGTCGCCCCGCTCCCATCGACTAGGAACGGGTATTTTTCTCGAAGGTGTGCAAGGACCTTTTCCTTGCCTACTGGCACCCCGCCAAGTTCAAAAACAACACCGTCGTCTGAATACTTAGCGTACTGTGCCGCCTTCTCTTGTAGCAGTTCTCCGCGAGCAGTGTCGCGGGTCAGTTCAGCAGCCAACTTAGTGGCTTCGCTGTTAATGGTTTCCTTCTGGATGCGATGCTGGAACTCTTCATACTTATCTTGTAGTTCCCGCTTCGCCTCCTGTTCGCGCTCGTACAGCTCTCGGAACTGCTCCTTTTCCTTTAGACGCTCTTCTTCCTGCTGCTTCTGCTGCTCTTCAAGTTCTTTGGCTCTCTGAGAAGCAGACTTTTTCTCCCCTAGAAGTTCGTCTACCTTGTTCTTCAGTCCAGAAACCTGCTCATCAATCATCTTCTGGACTTCTTCTTCAGTGTAGGTCTTTCCAGAATCCTTAATGTCCTGTTTGACCTGATCTTCAGCCTGCTGCTGAATGCTCTCTTCTTCTGCCATATCTATAAGCCCCTAGCTTACTGTTGATTTCCGACCTCGGGCCGGGTTAGTCTGTTGGATCGGCTGCTTGCCAAGCCAACGGATTCTTCTGTCTTAATTCTTGCAGATTGATCTCTGAACCGTCTGCGTCAATAAAGTCTTTAGCGTCTAAGCCACCTTGCTCAAAGAGTTCGTACTTAGCTTCACCATCACGGTACTTGCGGAAGAACTCTCGCTTGAAGTCTGCCGGTTGGCCTCTTAGCCACCCACTAAATGTCTTGTTGCTAGTGACCTGTTCTACGCCGTCAGCGCCTACGGCTGGCCTGCTACCTTCCATCCCTGACAGCACTGACCCTTCGCGTGGTACTGCTACTCGCAAGGAGCGGCAGTTGTAATGAAGCGGAGGCTTTGGGCCTACACCTACTTCGTAGATATTGCCATCAAGTCCTGAGCAAGTTGGTGTAGTCCTAGCGTCAAGTGTAGCAAGATACTTTTCGCCGCCAATCTTGTCGCTGTTCTCTTCTGAGAACTCTTTTCGCGCTACACCAGCAGCGTGATTAACTGCTGTCTGCACTACTGTCCGGGCCTGCGCCCGAGTCCTGCCCCTGACTTTCTGACTGACCCTGGCAGCAATCTGATCTGTTGTATCTCCAGCAATAAAGCCAGTTGAGATCAGGTTCTTGATCTCTTTTGTGTTGCTCTTGCTGAAAGTCTCAACCATCTGGTTGACAGTCATAGTCTGCTTTGTATTGCCTATCAAAAGCTCTGTAGGCGTCGAGGTGACTGCTGACTGCACCTTCTCAATCGGTGGCACAGTAGTCTCTACATTCAGCACTTGATCTAGCGTCTCTTTCTGGAACTCGATCTCACCATCAGTGAACTCGTTGAGACGCTCTGTAAGGCGCTGTGAGATGTTTTCTCTGCCACCTTGTAGGATTGACTCAACTGATGCTAGTACGGTGCCTAGACGCTTTCTCTGAAACTCTGTCGGTACATCAGCGATGCGGCTGTTAATGTCAGCCCTTAACTGCTCAAGCACTTCGTCAAGTTCTTTAGAGATTCCTCGGCTCGCCCTTTGAACCATGACCTGCCGCCTAGTCGCTGCATCTGCTAGAAAGTCATTGGCAGACATGGCTAGACAATGCTCTGGTCAGCGTTCTCACCGTCAATATCTTCATCCCCCATATCGTCGGGGATGTGTATGCGACCCCTGCGGATGCTATCGCGCTGAATCGAGCGGGAGATAACGCCAGTATCACCTAGCTGAATAAGCGCCATAAGCTGCTGTGCATCAAGGCTCTGCTCAAAGAAGTCAGTGTTGAGTTGATACTCAATATCTTCAATGTTCTGCCTGATGCCCATAAACAGCGCAACATCCATCAGTGCGCCTGTCAGCGCGTATGACAGATTATTGACTACCTGATCCAGCGTGCTGCTCTCTGCACTGGCGTTGATCCGTGCAGCCTCTGCTGTCTCTTGTGGGCCATTGCGCTGGATGATCCTAGCGCCGATGCCCACCATCTCTTTTTCTTTCGCTTCTTTAAGCTGAACAAGCAGACTGCGCTCTTCAGGCTGCACAAGTTCCACACTGCCGCCCTGAGTAATGATCCCGCTACGGCTGCCAAGCTGGACACCGCTCGGGTTCTGCTCTGCGAATACTTCGGGATTAGTGTCCCCGATATTCAGATGCAGCGTAGGCTGCCCGCAGATGAAACCTGCCTCTTCTAGATCAGCGTTGTTTCTATAGTGTGCTACGTTAAGCACTGCTAGATCGTAGAGTGGCGCGTCGTCAATATCCGGGAGATTGTTCTCGCTACCGATGACATACAGCGGAATGTGGTCAAATGGCTGACCACCCGCCATACGAGGCACAAACTCTTCAGTCTTGGCCTGCCCCCCATCATCGTATACTTGCTGCGTATACACGCCATCTCTGAGCCGGAGAACGCGGTAGTTCTTGACAACATCGTGATCGAACTCGTTGGTGTTTGTCTCATCCTGCACCAACTCAACGAGCACCGCCAAAGTGAGTACACGCCGACCGTTAATCTTTTCGTACTTCCAGTTGATGAAAGACTCAGCGTGATAACTGAGGATTAATGGCCGTGCGCCGATGTTCTGCTCTGTTTCAAAATCAATGCTATCGTCGATAGTTGGATAATCGACTAGAATAACATGCCGGCCTGTATCCATGACGCCGCCTAGCGCCTCCTTGGCGATATGCTCCAGGCTAGTGCCTGCACCATCAGCGTTAAACAGCAGCATGTCCTCCATCTCTGGAGGCATCTCGTACATCGGGTCTTTACGAAAGACCATGCCCGCCAGTGCTGCTTTAGTGCGCCCTGTCACACCCAGAAAGTAGGCTCGCTTGACATAGCGATCATACCGCTGCGGGTCGTTAGGAATAAACTCAGGCAGATAACGCTGAGGCACACGCTTGATTGCGCTCTCGCCTTCCACAGCATCACGCACCAATCGCCACTTAGGAGAAAAAATCTGATAATCAGGATGTAGTGTCTTTACTGACATATATTCTTCTTGATCCTAGATGGCGAACTTTATAGATACGTCGCTGACTGGTTTTTTAACTGGCATCTCGTAGGCGATGGGATAAGTCCCTGCATCGTTAAGATGATCGTGGCCTGATGTCTTATCCGGCTCGCCGTTCTTATCGTAAGCCTGTTGTTCTAAGCAACGGGTGAACTCTGGGCACCCCTTGCTGTTTACGAAAATGTAACCCTGCTCAAAACCTGTGTTCGCGCTGATGATGCGATCCTTGACAGCAGGGTTTTTCTTGTTAGCCCGAACTGAGAATCCCGCTTGTTGCAAGAGGGCTATGTCGGACTGGGAGGCGTTGACTGTTTTTCTGCTAGTTCCCGAAGCGTCTGGGTAGACACAGATGGCATGATCTGGATAGCGCGATTTAAGCGTCTCAATAACCATCGGAGTATCGTAAGCGTCAACGATCTCTGTGACTGCGTGGAGCGACTCGCCTCTGCGTACATATATGACAGCAGCCATCTTTCCGACGTTGAAGTCCATACCCACATACAGCCTTTCTCCTGCCTCGATCTTTTCGTTGCTGTGGCAGCGGCCTCGGTCAAATGACGAGTAGACTGTACCGCTAGTCAGGTTGACAAATCTGCCTTCAATGTAAGCGTCAGCTAGTGCTGCTGGATAGCTTTCTCTAAGGCTGTCGATGTATCCATGAGGCAAGTACGGATTGCTGTAGCTAGGAGCCTGTACAAGGCCGTACTCTTCTGTCTTGTTCTGCACCCAGCGCCAATGGGCAAACTTGAACCCCTCTGGGGTTGTGTATGCGCTGGCCTGATTAAAGGGATTGTTAATCCCCTTTGGCTGCTGCCGGTTACGCGCTATAACCTTGTTCCAGGCATCTGCTGCGTGTTCCTGCTTTAGCGTATCAAGCTCATCAACGTGGGCTGTGTACGATTCGTAGCCCACAATACGCTCAGGGTTATCGAGCGTCCTGAGCATAAAATCACCCCAATGACGGGATGATGTGTAGATCACGTTCTCCTGCTTGTTCCAGCGATGCTCGATCCCGTGATCGTTAAGCCGCTCTACAATCCTCGGTGCTGTAATAAGCCTTACTAGGTCATACGTTGGAGCATACGTTGCAATCAGTGCATCTGCGCTTTGACAAGCGTCAATCAGTGCTGCGTTAACAAGCGCCTCTGATTTGCCTGCTCCATAGCCAGCACAAAAAAGCCGGTATCGCCTATCAAGTGTCAGAAAGTCAGCTTGTGGCTTAGTCGCTCGAATCTTCAGATTCAAGACTACTCCTGCTCGGGAGCATCTGCCCCGACTACCTCAATCTGCACTCGATCTACACCAGACATGCTGCCATCGCTTGACTTATTATCAACTTCAGCCTTGTCGTGCCAGTTGAAGCGATTAGCAAAATACAGCTTGACTAGCGGAGCATTGACGTTCCTATCAAACATCATGCTTTGCAGCTGATCTTCCCAGTGCGCCTGGGATGCAACCTGTCCTCGCGATAAAGCGTCGGAGAATTGCGGGTGCTTGTTAGCCCATTCATACACTGTGTCCCGATGAACGCCAACACTAGCTGCAAACTGCGTAACACTTTTACCCGCTGCCAGTGAATCATACACAGCGCTGGGCATCTTATCGTTATACTTTGTCGGTCGGCCAGCAGCCATCTTATCAAGCCCCCTAGGCTTATTAG